TACTGAAGTAAAAAAGCGTTTCTTACGCCTTCTTGAACAAGAACGCAATTGACAAGTTCCTCTACGCCGATTCTGCTTACAGCATTTCTTAGCTGTTCCATCTTACTTATAGTTACGATTAATATGACCAATCAATACGATATTGAATATAATCCTTGTTGAACCATTCCAGTGCCGCCTTGAATTCATTGTGATCCTTTTCCGTCCAATATACACACTCCTCATCATAGGACTTGACTACGTCCCATGACGGATACTTCTCTAGAAATTCGTAAACAGACACATTATAAATATCCTTATTTTCAAAGACACACGTTGTATAGGCGTGAAAGATGCTTCCCCGCTGATTGAGGAACCGTCTATGCTCCTTAGGAATCGTGAGTTTTGACAGGTCATAAATACGCATACGAGAACCATCAGAAATATAGAAGTACGGCTTTCCTGTATCCGAACAAATCAGTAGATCAGCATGAATGTTAAGATCAAACCCCATTTTATTTACTTGTGGTATATGATTATTGTTACGGGTTTAGGTCAATTTTTATGTTTATTTGAAATCTGGATTCCATGTATTGACGCCATCCTCTAGAAACTCTTTGAGAAACCAGTTCATCATTTCTTTGGACTTGTAATAACTGGCGTGTCCAAAGTCAATAATATACACCTTTTTGTCCTTTTCAATAAAATTGTAAGGAGTAATATCAATATATTCAATACCTTCTCTGTGATACAATGTATGAATTATAGTACGAATAGAGACCCAAATGTATGCGGGAATACTAGTGGGATCTTCTCCATACTTATCAGCAATACACATTTCCTGTAGGTCCTCCATATGAATCTCGTCCTCTGTTGTCTTATAAACTTTAGGCGCAAATCCATACGATGCTGCTATGTTTTGAAGTTCTGCTTCATCCTCTATAGTGTTGGGGCTGACCTTCTTTATAAATACCGCCATTCTACTCAATGGTAGTATTTATATGTATACTTCACTTTTTGTGATATATTAGAAAAAATTGAGACGGCTGCATACGGTAGTTTAGTTGGTAACAATGGATATCTTATATAACTTTATAGATACGTTCTGTAAAGAGTACAATATAGACCCTAGCCATGATGTTACCCACTCGCGTGATTGTGTGTACTTTGCTGAGAAGCTAATGGACTATTCATTTAGCATGGATGAGAAATCAATGGTAAGGTACGCTGCCGCTCTTCACGACTGCGTTGATAAGAAGTACGTAGATCCTGAACTAGCATCCCTACACGTCCATCAGTTTCTAACAAGTATTGGATGGAGTGATGCGCGGGCGGATGCACTTCTGTCCATGATTACTACAATGTCCTATAGTAAGTTATGTGGGGCAGTTGTGGATAGGAAGCCAGTCTTTCCTGATCATGGTGATTGGGACCGTGTGTATCACGTAGTCCGCCAGGCGGATCTACTGTGCTCCTATCGGGTTCATCGGTGCTATCAGTATCAATTGCGAATTCATCCTGATTGGACCGATCATGAACATTGGGTGCGCGTAAAGGCGATGTTCCAAGATCGTATGTTCAAATATGTGACAAACGGTTGGTTTGTTTCACGAGAAGCAATGGCACTTATTCCTCCGCTTATTGAACAGGCGAAAAAGGACTTGGAGGTAAATAATGGAGTGGCACCGGCTGGGTATGGTGTTTAGGGCTTACAGTTCTTCCACCATTTGCGGGCGGATGCGGAAGATTTCCTGGCGTTTCTAACAATATCAGCATCGGGTCCTTGGGCGGTTTTGCCGCAGACAAGCATGGACGCCACGCGTGCGTAACCCCACTGCTGCTCGGTGGCACCTGGACGATGACCGGTGCGCCAGGCGGCTAAACCGCGGTTATAGGAGGCTTTGAGGAAACGAAGGGGGACACCAGTGACGGCGGCTTTTGCCTTAAGAGATTTGGTCTTATTCGGATCAACGCCCATACTGCGGAACTTACGGGTGAGTTGTTCAATGTATGATGAGGTCTTCGTTTTGACCCCTTTATCGGTTTTGAATCCCTGGTAGGCTCGTGGTGACCGCCAATCAATGGCGCCAAAATGCTGAATCTCCTTATAACGCTTTGCTTTTTGGGTCTTGGAAAGACCAGCGTAATAACGAGTAGGATGGTATTTACGGCGAGTTGGTGCCATAGGGCTTCTTAACTAACCGGGCGATATTTGTATGGGTCTAGTCGCGTGGGAACATCATGAGTGCTAACATGACGCTAAAGAAAATGATGGTGTGAACAAAGAGACCTACAGGGGTTGGTGCGCCAGCGTTGTTGGCGATTTCTGGCATGAACCGGCTGAACAGCCAATCGGTAATCTTATAGGTCTCAGGGTTGGCGACTAGGAAAAACACTAGGGCGCTGTAAAAACTGTACTTTGCCTTTAGGAGAATATTCATTTACGATTCTTTCTTGTATAGCGGGTAGATTTTCTTTGTGCGCGTCTGCCGCCTTTCTTTCTGGTAGTGTTGAGTACCGATGGTTTATTACTTAATTTTCCTATGGCTTCAAACAGATTCTTCAGGTATAGTGTCCAGTGTGTCTTATCCAATTTCGTTTTGTAGTTCTTGAGGAAAGCGGTCTTCAATGGTCCATCGGCATCAAAGCCCTCTAAGAATTCGTTGATAAGCGGCTCTACATCCTTGAAGTCGCGGACCTTGTCACCGTCTTCATAAGCCGCTTGAAGTTCCTTGAGTTGGTCATATTTCTCATCTTTATTAATGTCTTTGCCTCTATTTGGTTCACGCTTGATGGCTTCACCTAACTGTTTCGCGATCTCAGTTGTTGTGCGGTCCTCTTTTCCTACACCCATAACTAACTTGCGATTTGCCGGCTGATCTTGATTATTGTTAGGTGGTGGCGGCGGTGCTTCGTCATCATTCGGTGGCGGAGGCGGTTCGTCATTGTTCGATGGTGGAAGGAGATTTTCGTCATTATTATTATTTACAGTCCATGTATTATTATTTTCATTGTTTAATGGCACTGGCTCATATCCTCTCTTACGAGGGTGTTCTGGTCCAAATGCTGTTCTATTGTCTTCGTCATTGTGGTCTTCGTCAAGGTGTCCTGTCGGCTCTGTGTTATTATTATTCTTTATAACGATTCGCTTACGCTTTGGCTTCTCTTCCTCTTCCTCTTCCTCTTCCTCTTCCTCCTCTTCTTCCTCTTCATCGCTGCTTGCCGGTAAACCACGCGACTGTTTTGGTCCAAATGATTCACGCTCTTCTTCATCGTCTTCATCTAAATGTCCTATCGGCTCTCCGTTATTATTATTATCAATCACTATCCGTCTACGCTTTGGCTTATTATTTTTACGATTTTCAAGGAGTAATTGCGGTCCTGGTGCTGCTGCTGCTGCTGCCGGTGGTCTATTCCAGTTCTCAAGCAGTAGTGGTGCTGATGCTGGTGCTGGTGCTGGTGCTGGTGCTGGTGCTGGTGCTGGTGCTGGTGCTGGTGCTGGTGCTGGTGCTGGTCCTAACGCTGGCGGCAATACATACGGTCCCAAGGCTGGCACTGGTGTTGGTGCTGGCGCTGGCGCTGGCGCAGGCGCAGGCAGTGCCAATTGCCCCTCGCCGCAGCATTTACGCATCAATGCCATTAGATCATCCATCTTACGATTCAACTCATCAAAGCGGCGTCCATAATCCTCACCTGCAATAACTTGTACGGCGGCATATAAAGTTCTCACTGACTCATCAATATGCGTAAATTGCGGTCCATAGTCGTTCGGCTCTGGGCATGGCTTAATTGCCTTGATCGCGGCATCAATATCATCAAAGCGTTTCGTGTAATCGGTTGGCGCAGGAAGTCCAGCAATATTACTACGAATATCCGTAGTAGAGGTTGATATCTGTCTGCTAAGTCTATCAAATCCCTCCTCTATCTTTGTGCGGAGTTCACTAAACTTCTCCGTAATACCTGGTAAAATCTCTCGTACAACCTCTGCTAACTTTGCCGGTTGTTCATTGATTGTTTCACGCAAAGAATCCAATTGTGTGCGAATCTCTTTCAGTGTTTCCGTTGTCGCACTTGAATGCTTTGTCAGTATAGAAATTACCTGAGAAAGAATCTTACGAGTTGCCTCAGGAAGATTCTTCGCAGGAATTTCATTTAGTTTTCCTAGAGCAGCAGCAGCAGGTACTGGCGGGCAAGGATGATCGCGTATATAATTGCGTATTTCAAGAATATTCGCAATTAATTCATCCAAATTACCGGTTGTCGCATTTTTCTTTGCATCATCTGCTTTCTGTACAACCGGGCTAGTCTTTTGCTGCGCCTCAATCAATACTCTAAGACTTTGAATATCCTGCTGCAATGAATGTATTGATGCTGTATCGCTATTGTCACCTGGCTCTCCTGTCTTTCCTGTCTCTCCTGTTTCCCCTGCTGCCGGCACAGTCTTTGGTAAACTATTAATCATCTCCTCAATCTTCGCCAACTCCTTCATAACCTCGCTGTTGTCACAGTTTACATTGGTTATGCAATGTGCATGATTATTTGTTGATGGCTCCACTCCTACAGGACCCTTGGCAGTACTAATAGGTACATAATTACCCTTGGGTCCAGTTGGACCGGTAGGACCGGTTTCGCCCTTTGCACCCGTAGGACCTGTAAGAGATTTTGCGTTTGCGGTCGCTGATTGAGCCGCTACCTTTGAATCAAACTTTCCTGCTCCACCCGTTAAACACTGATTGTAATCCTCTACATTTGTAGCACCATCACCGCGCAACATAGTATCAATCTCAGCAATCTGCTGTGTCTCGCGCGTTCTTAGAGCAGGACTGGTGCCCACACTGGCAATGCTATTCTTAATACGCGCACGCTTGAGGCATAGAAACTTACGAACCAATGGAGGCAGTGGAGGATTTCGCTTACCAACAATCCAATTCAAAAAATCACGGATATCATTGACCGTAAAATCGAGCTGAGGATTCATAACTACCTGTTTCGTCTTTGCATCCCGTATAAGAATTCCAAATTCTAACAAAGCAGGAACATCTCTCTTTGAGTATCCGTACGGAGATTCCTGTCTTAACTTTACAGTATCAACATCATCGGCAATTTCAAAACCTAATAAGGTAGTCATACTCTATTATTAGGTAAATGTATTATTTTGCCAATTATTCCGGGCTTATATTCACTTACGGCGAGTGTTAAGGCGCGGTGTCTTACGGACTTTACGACTGCGTTTCTTTTCACCGCTGAGCATATTCAATTCTCTCATTCCTTGTTTTTGCCGTATTTTTTGTCGAATCGCTGCGGCTCTTTTTTCTTCTTTATCACCATTTAGTTCTGTAAGTTTTATAGAATTCTTTAATTCATTCGATCCTTTCAACAAATTTTCTTCCTTTTCTAGGTTAAGCTTATCTACATAATTATCCAATTCTGCTTCTTCTGGATCTAATTCACGCAATTCTGCATCTGTAAACGACGGCGGCGGTGATTCATTATTACTATTATCTGGTGCTTCTGCAACTGTTTGTCTTACACTAGGACTTGATGAAGCGGCAGTGGTTCCAATATTTAATGTACGGCTTGCATGTCCACGAAGTGCGAGAATTGTTTGATTAAATTTGTTCAAAAATCCATTGGCAATCGCAAGTTTTTTATTAAGTGTCTTCATCTCAGCAAGCGCTTTTAACGCTTCTTTTCTATTACCTTTAACGCCAAGAGCCTTTGCAGCATCTTTCTTTTCTTGTATTTGTTGTTTTAGTGTAGTTATATCCGCTTCTTTTCTTTTCTTAGCTTCCTCTAATTTAGCGATCGCGGAGGTAGACTTGGATACAGGTGGAGCAGAGGCTTCTTCAAGATAATTTATATCAGGTTCGCCTAAAGGAAGGGGTTTAGGACTCTTTTCTCCAAATAATCTTTGTAGAAATCCTGGTTTTTTAGAAGATGGTTCTTCTAAAATTAAAGGAGGTTCGTTCACATTTGGAGGAGGTTCTGCTTCTCTTAAATTTCTTAACTCCTGTTGTGCTTGTCCTAATATATCATGTTCAGCCGCTACTTTTGCAGCAACTGAACCTGGTCTTGGTTTAACTGCTTTTGGTTGTTGTTGTGATTGTGATTGCGGTTGTGATTGTGATAATTCATATGATCGCGTGGGAGGTATTCCTAAGGTTGCGGCAACTGAACCTGGTCTTGGTTGCGCTCTTGCCAATATCTTCTGTGTCTTATTATTCATTCCTCTCTTTCCTTTCTTAGGAACTGCTGGAGCTTCTAACAATAATCGTTGAGGTGCTTGCTGTTGACGCGCCGATTCAATAGGCATGATTCCCGTTGTATTTGGTAGCGGACGAATTGTTGTAGGTGGCATTTGTGCCGGTT